TTTCGTCCTAGAACGGTGGGTCGTCTGACTCGGGTTTGACTACGGCGAGTTTTGTGGCAGCCACTTCTTAAACTTGATTGTCTCCCACTTCTTATACCTTTCGATGTAGTTAGCCGGACCACGAACCTCAGAGATGTAAGTGTGTGGGCTATGAAGTTCAATGTACTGCTTAGCAGCTTCAGACGTAGGCAGTATTGCCATTAAGAAGAAGTGTTCGCGGTTGGGTGTATAGCAGTCGCCTTCAATAAGCACTGAGCCAAAGATTTCGAAGAGGCCAGTGCGCGATGGTCTGGAACAGTTAATCATGTGTTATCTCCAAGTAAGTGAACGGACTCATCAGTGGCAGCACAACTGCCAGACCGCCGCAGCGGTTTCGTCCTCAGTCAACTTCAAGAAAAGCAAGGCCAAAGTCTTCTTCGAGAAGGTCAAGCACTTTCTGTTTCGTAGGTCCAACAGCGAGAACTTTGCCAAGCTCATTAACAGCGAACCACTTGCAGTTTTCGTGAATCGCTGGGTAAGCGGCCCTGGGCGCTTCGTCGAAACGAACCAGCGTGACTCCGATGTTTGAGGTCAAGGAAGTCAGTGCAGTCGCGGTGTGGCTTGTGGTCAGCAGCGCTTTGAAGATGTCGGTCATTTGAGTTATCTCCTCAGGTTGAGTCGTGTCGATCGGAAGTCGATCGACGACAGTTGAATTATCGACTATTCGAGGATTGATGTCTAGTGGAATCTGTGTTTTGGGCAAAATAATTTTGACCATATACTATACGCGTACGCGTACGCGAAATCTGCCTGGGAATGCTGGCCCACAGAGGTACGATAGTCTAGTCGACTTTAAGATGAAAGTGCGTTTGAAAGCAGCTCATAGAGCCATGCTGCGTCGCGGCTGAGGCATCTCACAAGATTTTCTGAAACGTGCACATTTCGTATTGACATGAAAATTGGGTCATTTGAAGCGATTTAATGTCAGAGCACCAAAACGCACTTTCGGAGAGTCGGTCGACTACTATATCGACTTTGTGTGAAGAGTGCGTTTGAACGCGTCCATTTTAAGCGATCTAACGCATCGATTACGACATTCGTAAGAATTTTTCATTTTTCGTCATTTGGTATTGACAAGCAAAAATCTGGCAATTTGGGCACCAAAATGTCTGCCTCGAAATGCACTTTCGGAGAGTCGGTCGACTACTATATCGACTCAAGTTTTCACACAAATTTTGGGCATTTTTGGCATTTCACGAAAAATCGTCACGAAAACGCGTCGAAGTGAGAAATTTTCACATTTTGTGTGATTTTCTATTGACAAGCCAAAATCTGGCACTCTGGGCACCAAAATGTCTGCTTCTAAATGCACGATTTCACCTCGGTACGACTATTATATCGACCAGATTTTGTGTGATTTTTGACGCGATTTAACGAGGATTCGCCAGAACGCACCAAAACGCGTTCAATTTTGGCATGGATAGAATATCGACACCAGCGGTTCGATGCGTTTTGACGCGGCCTTGACCACTAGATTTCACTTCAACGTGGGTCTAGTTGGACTGCATTTCCATTTTAAGCCGTTTGGATGACACCAAAACGCGTCGAACTATTCGAGTCGATATATTGGTCGAGTCTAAGATCGGATGCGTCAAATGCCACGCAAAGAATTTGAAAAAATTTTGCCCAAAACGCAGATTGCGGTAGACATCGATCATCCGTTAGTCGATACTATCATTGTCGTCGATCGACACGACTGATCGACCCGCACAGTTCACAGACTTGGAGATAACACAAATGAACGTTGCAGAAAAGATCGCAAAGCGCATCGACGAAGTCGACACTGCGAAGAAGAAAGCCTTCGAAGGCATCGCAAACTGCCGCACGTCCGACGCACTGTCGAGTCTGGCTGGCCACGTGGCTCATCTCGAAGGCCGACAAAGATGCCTGTATGATGTACAACACAGCTGGGGCCATAAACCTGAACCCGGTTACTTGGCCGTACTCCTTGCTGGTCGTGTCGCTCAAGGCGCTGACGATGGCTGGTCCGGCCGCGGAAATGACCTCCAACGATGCAAACACGACGGGTACTGCGAAGAGACCCGGTACTGGATTCAAGCCTGCGAATTTGCCCAAGGCATGGCATAATTTCCTATTTACACACAAGACGAAACAGAGTATAACTACTCTGTCTGGCAGTTGTTCTGTCACTGATGAGTCTATTTCACTGTTCCCATTTTAGAGGAATCCGTACTATGTCGACCGCGATTGCACCCAAGAAACCCGTCCCACCACCTGCCGCTGTTGGAGCGCCTGCTGCTGGCAAGAAAGAGAAGCAACCCAAGGAGAAGGCCAAGAAGATCGACTTCCCTGGTCTGTTCATCAACGGCGATTATCACAAGCTGACCGCATTGCCGACCGGCCTCGACGCAAAGCTGCACAAGCCGCTCAAGAAGAAAGATTTCCAAGACGAACCGCTGTTCCTCGAGTACCAAGCCACCTTGCTCGACGAAAAGGCCAAGTCGCTTCGATCTCAAGCTGAAAAGCTCCGCTCCGTCGGATCCACCGCCTCGTCTGCCAAGGCCAAGACTCTGGTCAAGATGCAACAGCGCATGGCCGAACTCATGGCTCAGCTCAAGGCCGAGGGCATGGATGTCGATACCTTGCTTGCTAGCAAGTAGCACAGGACGAAACCGCTACACGCCCATAGCGGTCTGGCAGTCGATGCTGCCACTGACGAGTCCAGGTATAGTTGATGTTCGTTCATCTCATTACCTCACAGGAGCTTTATCATGAGCCACAATGTCCAGACCACTTTCAATGATGTCGACGTTGAACAGCTTGACACGGGTGCGATCTTCGCACTCGGCGCCTTCGTTCGCTTCGACTCTGCGACGCAAGTCACGGTCATTTGCACGTCAGACACTCAAGACCAGGTTCGAAAGATTATCACAGAGGAATAGCCTCTAGGAGATTAGGGATGACCCCTACAGATTGGACACGAGAAGAAAAAGAACTCGTCGCGTTGATTCGCGCACTGGAAGCTGACATAGCTAGCCCAGTCACTCTCATCGAGCGTATTCAACGCGACGAAGCGACAATCGCTGCCTTACAAGCAGGCATTGCGGCTGCCAAAGACCGCCAGGCCCATCTGCCTGAAATCTTGGCTTCTACTCGCGAGCGTCTTCGCGATCATCGAGCTAAAAAGCCAAGCAACGATGCTAAGATCGCCCGTCTACTCAAGCTCAAGGAGATGATGAATGAGCTGCTTGCAGAGATCAATCCGGATAGCTGAGGTCTTTGCTGACCTCGTGCGTGGTAATAGGCCTAGGCCTGAGATCCGCATCACGCACGAGACCGGCACTCATCGCATCGGAGGCGACTGGATCGAGCTTCAGTTGCCTCGTATCAATCAAGACAGCCAACTATACGACATCACAGTTGCGATGCTTATAGAGGCATTTTATCAATTACCCTTTGGAACGTTAGGACTTAAAGATGACACTACCCAAGTGGGCTGAGGCCCAACTCGACACCCAAGAGCGAAGCATTGAAAAGCTTAAGGAGAACAACCGTAAGCTGTCTGATCAGCATATGCTTGTCGTAACCCAAGCGAACAATCTAACGGAGTTGCTGGACAAGAGCACAGCTCAGACTAAAGAAGTCAAGTCGCTGCTTCAAACAGCTGATGATTGGATCGATGTCCTAGAGACGCTGAATAAGAATCTTGAAGCTGACATCGCAGATCGGCTTAATACGATCAAGCGTCTCGAAGACGCGGTCTGCATTCGCGACACCAGGATTGATGATCTGGACCGGGCGAACGATCGGCTGTCGCACGAGCTCAAAGAGCGCGATCAGCGGATAAATGGCCTCCTTGCTAAGCTCGCGGTGTTTGAACGCTCATGAACGTGTTCGTACCCTTCACAGAGTTTGATCGCTGTGCAGCCTTCCTTGACAACTCGCGGCTTAACAAGCAGCTAGCTGAAGGCGCACAGATCATGCGTGTGATCGACAAATGGCCTAACGCTGCCTGGGCTCATCACCCTGCAGTGTTGTCCTGGGTCGGTCACCTTGACGCGCTGTTTGTTTATTTGCATGCGATCGAATTGCAGCGTCATATACGCGGTTTCAACACGCATCAAGAGTGGCTCAATATACTGGATCAGTTTGTTGAGTTCTATGTTGGTATGCCATTTGATTACCCTACGTGGTGGGGTGACATGGCTGTTCACAAGTCACATTACGATAACCTATTACTCAAGTTCGCGGGTCGCCCGCATGGAGATTACGTATGGCCAGTAAGTATTTCGAAGTAAGAGACTGCGGCACTAACATCCCCGTCGTTGCAGTGCAGCTCGATGACAGCCCAATCGCGAGACGCGCTGGTTTTCTGTCGGCCCCTTATAAGCATGTGATTGTCACTGCGCTTGCGTCGCTTAAGACGTATCATTGCACGGGCTTCATTGATGGTCGAACGATGCGCGTTGCATGTGAATACATCGGCGCTCACTTTGACGATCTCAAAGATGGTTGCGTCGTTGACGTCGAGTTCATTCTTGGTGAAACGAAAGAACCAAAGGTGCCAGAATGCGTCCAACGATGAAAGGCTATAAGCTAGGTGAGCCGGCCAACTTTGCGCATGTGAAACTAGACGGTCATTACCTTGAGGTTCATCAAGCTGCGAGCGGCCTCGTCACTTGTACGACACGGCATGGCACTGAACTTGATCTCAAGTGGGTACCATCGCTCAAGGAAGCATGGCGTATGCCAGGCGAGACGACAGTGCTAGGTGAGCTCTGGTACCCAGGGCAACCGGCATCTTACATCAAGACAGCCATCAAGAATAGGATTACTGGCTTGAGATTCTCTTGCTTTGCTGTTAGTACATGTGCGACCTTCGTTGAGTACAATGACTGGTGTCTGATGTATGGCTTTGCTGCAGTCGGGTTTTACATGCGCGAGTACTTACCGTGCAAGTACTGTCTTGGTCGTCTTGATGTGAATAACTTGCCGGACATACAGCACGAAGGCTTCGTTATGAAGGATGAGCTATGGGAGAACTGGCGTAAGTACAAGCCGTTCAAGACCATTGATCTTATCGTCGACGAAGTCACCGAAGGACGCGGACAGTTCACCGGTCTTGTTGGTTCACTCGTGTGTAAGACTACTGAAGGCCATGTGATTGCGAACGTCTCTGGGTTCACCTATGACGAACGGGTACAGCTCAGCGAATCGGACATCGGCCGCGTCGTTGAGGTCAAGTACCAGTACGTCGGTTCACAGGGTCGCTTGCGTCATCCGACCTTTGTCTGTTTCAGGGACGATAAGCTACCCGGCGACTGCGGCATCGACCAAGATGAGGATCTGCAATGCAAGTACAGCTCCAAGTAAATCCGGGCAATCGCTGGCACGCGTTCTGCAATCGCGAGTTTCCTAACATGGACGACGCTTGTGAATGGTTCAGCAGTGTGCGGGGTTCAGCATTTAAGACGAGGTTGGTTCCTCGTCACTCAGACCGCTGGGTTAGCGGTAAGACTCTTGAAGAAAGGTTTTGGGATAATGTCAGCAAAAGCAAAAGATCCCGAGAAGATTAGGCACAACTTCTGGTCGCGTAACAGATGGTGCGCGCCTGGGTTCTTCGTATGGGAAGAAGGGTACACCCATTACTCGTACGTGACAGGCTATCATCCATCACGCGTTGGCCAGACCGTCTGGAAGGCTCTTGAGAAGCTGTGGGGTAACCCGGAGACTCAAGTGAATCATGAGCCATACCTAAAGTACATGGCTGATAAGATGCCGGCGGAAGACCTCGAGCTTGTGAACTCGAATCTGATTCGTCTTCACGCCGCGAACGAGGTCGTAGGCGACTGCACGCTTGAGAACATAATCTTATGCGATGGCCGTGTCTACTTTATCGACCCCGGTCATCCTCGCGGACTTAAATGCAAAGAACTCGACATCGCCAAGATCCTGCAGTCGATGCGGGGTTGGGAGCACGTCAAACGACCCAAGGTGTTTGCGCCTAGGGAACCTGATCACTTGGGCATGTACACCCGAGAGACCGTTGCACTTTACATCACTCACCTATACAGGCTACTTAGACATGAGCACTCGCAACAATGCCACGAATGGGCAAGACTCGAAATACACAACGCGAAAGAAAACCTACTTCATCGACATCGACGGGACCCTGTTGAGGAAGCCGGACAGTGGCGGCCAGCAATGGTCTGAGTTCACCGTACCTATTCAAGGGATGGTCGAGTGGGTCAATGACCTTGAGAAAGAAGGCCATTCGATTGTGTTAGTGACTGCAAGACGAGAGAGCCATCGCCTTCACACTGAGCGTATGCTAGCTAATGCTGGCTTCTGTTGGGATCACTTAATCATGGGTCTTACGAACGGCGAGCGTATCGTCGTTAACGATGGACCTTGTTCTGCTATTCGACTCGAAACGAATGTGGGGTTCAAATGATCGGCGTTGTTCTCGCTGCGGGTGAAGCGACTCGTATGCCCAATAAGCTCATGCTGCACGCTCCGAATGGCAAGCCGCTGATTCTTAATGCGATCGAGTACACCATGCGACACAGCTCGTATGTTGTGGTTGTGACCAGGAAGGATACGATTGTCGAAACGTATTTGAAGCAGCTGCGGTACAAGCTTGATATACGCTTTCAGACGCACGCAAGCGGAGTGATCGATGCTATATCGATTGCTGAAGCTAGTGACATTCTAGTGACGTTTGGAGATTGCTACGGGTACGATTGGCTACCGCCAGTAATGTCGAACTCCGCGACCGTAAAGCCAGGCGCCATTTCTGAGATGGACGGGTTCGGTTCACGTAAGTGGCTGAGCCGTAAGGACAAGGGTATTAAGAAGTCGTTCGTAGGCGCGTTCCGCTGCGACGCTTGGCATCCTAGCACGAATGATCTCGTGTTTGAGTTTAATGATCATAACATTAAACCGCAAGAAGTAAAGACGTTGATTCAAGATTGTGGAACACCGAAAGGGTACGAAGGCATATGGCAACGATAGTGGTAAGTAAGTACGGCATGAAGTTCTACACGCGCGATTGCACGAAGAATGCAATCGGCGAGCAAGGCGAGACAGAAGGAGTACTCCGTCATCTTGTCGACGCCGGCCACCGCGTGCTCTACTTTGGGAAACACGATGGCGAGCTAGAGGGCGTCACGTTCCTTGAGCCGCACCTGACTGATCTCGACGACATGAGCACTGCCGCGCATCAAGAAGCGTTGTGGAAGCTCGACACTGAGATGGTAGGTGATCACAAGCCTGATCTAGCGTTGCAGATCAATGGCATGGCGCCCACGTTCTCATGGATTGACAATCCACGCGGCGCAAGGCTGCAAAGCTTTGCTGTCCGCATGTGCGGCCCTTGGCTTAATGTCCTCCAGTCGCTTAAGCTGAATCGCATGTGTATCAATAATGACCCGCGGTCTTATCCTCGTGATCAAGAGATGTCGTATGGCTGGGACTACGTCCGACCTAGTGTCTTGCTTGATCAGTGCTCAGCGCAAAAGAAGATGACAGTCGGTGGCAAGGATTACTTGCGGGTCAGTCATTATGCCAAGGCTGAATCATTCGGCTGGCTGCCTCATAGGCCTAACCAGAAGAAACGCGACGTAGTGATCGTTGCTCATAGCCACTTTGACGACGGTCTTGGGTCGGCTGCAACTTGGCCTGACCTTGAGCGCCTGCTTGTCGAGACCGACTGCACAGTGTACGGCAAAGGATGGGACGGGACTGAGTGGCAGCGGCGCCACCCAGATAAGTTCCTTGGACCTGTGAAGCCGCTTGAGGTTCTTGACATCGTCAACGAAGCTAAGGCCTCGTACGTCTGCGATCACACGCCTGGCTTTAAGACCGGTAAGCCGTATGTCTTGACCTCGCAAGGCTGCGTGCCGTGCTGGTCGTACAACGGTGTGAAGCACGCAATCGAGAGCTACAAAGAAGACATCGAACTTGCGTATGAGCTTTACTCTCCAGACTATTCCGTTCTGGATGAAGCGATTGATAACCCTAACTTTGGAGGCGGCTATGTCCCGCGGTAAGGTCTTAAGATTGAAGAGAGGTCAACTTGCTTTCATCGCAGGCACTGCAGTGTACGCGCGTGACGGTAAGATCGATCTTTACGTATACGGCAACGGCGAGATCATCATGCCTAACGACGTAAGAAGCGTTGGGCAATTCGACACTAAAGAATCTATTGACAAAGTCTGGAGAGAAGTAAATGGAAATCAAGTGGACGAAGAAGATATGCAAGGAGCTTGAGGCTCAAGGTGCGATGATCTTTCCGATCGTAGCGAGTAGGATGCAACCTCCGGGTTGGCCTGATAGGATCATTGTTCATAAGAACTGGACCGGTTTCATCGAGTTCAAGGGCGAGAGCACTGCGATCAGACCAGTTCAGGTTGTGGTCATGCGAAACCTGAGAAAGAGAGGTAAGATCGTGTATCTTGCGCGTGAACCTGGGATCCTGTATGACCCGTATGATTATCGCGTAGTTGGAGACTTTGGGTCGGCGGCTGCAATGCTTGAGCTTATTGTCCAAGATAACTGTCCAGCTGACTGTAAAGTTGAAACTGATTTTAGAAGTTGAAAAACTATAATGCATTCTATTTTGTATCATATTGATATAGAATAGAATAAGCTACTTGGCTTTCTTAAGAAAAACCAATAAATATAGAGATAATAGTGCTCATAAGATTTTGGAAATGTCTTTGGCAATTTTGGAATGCAGTTGGCTGGACAGTTATCTTGACTAGGTAAATGATGCGCTGGTCAGACTGTTTGGGCTTAGAATACTGGTTTTAAGATGAAATGTCGAGATAAGTGTCCAAGCGCTTCGCAGTTGGCTGGACAGTTATATTAGGAGATGATGATGGAGAGACACGAAAGACGAAAGAAGTCCCGCCTTGCAGCTTTACCGGCTGATCGTATATGCCCGTGCTGCGGCGAAGTTAAACTTTTAAGTAGAAGTTGGGTGATTAAAGATGACTGGATCTCATGCAGAGGATGCTACTTCACGAGCTTTTCAATACGCCCTACGAAACGAGAAGAGGATCCGAAGCATGCTCCTTAAGAGCGCAAGAGGTGATCGTATTCTGGCAGACGAAATGTTCAGTGATGTTGCACTCGTAAGACTGCCTAGGCTGTTCGAGCTCTATGACGAAGACAAAGGGCCAGAAGACAACTACATGCTTCGCAACATTCGGTGGTATGCGTTTAAGCATGTGAATCGTATTCGTCAAGGTCGACCCGAAATGCTCGAGCATGTAAGTCTTAGTGATAAGGCTGACTTCGTTGATGCCCTTGACGTTCTTGATGAACTTCACAGGTATCTTATTGAAGCAAACGTACTTTATGGAATGACTTATGGTGAGATAGCCCAAGAGCTCAAGTGGCCGACTCATATCGTAAGCAAAGCCGTGAAGGGCGCTAAAGAACGTCTGGCAGAGTGCTATGACGAGAATCGTGATTGGGTGTTAGTGAAACGTGTCATAAGGATCTTATGCGATGCACAATGATAATGATGGTGAATGGGTCGGCAGTGACTACTTAGACCTAATGTTCGTGTTAGGCGGGATGATCATGATCATGGCTCTAACGATGGTGGCTTACTACTTATGGTAGAAGATGAGTTCGTAATCATTGCAGTTAAGGGCAATGCGGCTGAGCTTCTTCGTAAAGGGGACGTTCTTACCATTGCCCAGGCCGCAAGCCGTGAGGCATATAAGAAGCCCGGCCCTGAGTGGGCTGTGATCGTGATGTCGTACTCTCGTTACTTGGAGTTAAAGCAAGATGCCAGTTGATCCTAGGCCAGCGGGTAAGGGCGGTAAGCCGCCATACGACCATGAACGACGATGCCAAGCTAAGCGTCGCTGCGGTCTTCGTTGTGAACGATGGGCGCTGAAGGGTAGTAACTATTGTCAGTTCCATGGTGGACGACACAAAGGCCAAGGAAAGTACTGGACTCAAGCCGTGAGCAGATTCTACAAGAGAGCGTTGACGAAAGGCCTTGAAGAGGCGCTGTCAGAGCATCTTGAACAGAAGCCTAGTGAACAGCTTAATCTTCTTGAAGAGCTCGCGCTTATGCGTGAGGCTGCATCCGGGCATGTCCGCGTGTACAGCGCAGCTCTTGACACGGGTAAGCAAGAGACCATCCTCGCGGCTGGTGAGCTGATGGCCATATCGATGCAACGCGTTGCAGACATGTGTAAGTCGGCTGCTACAGTCGCTGGCGCTCAAGACGATAAGCTAACCGCGCAAGACGTTGCTTACGTCATTGAACAGATCATACGAATAAGCCATGACTGCTTTAAGGATGATGATCTTGTGAACCTGTTCGCAAGTCGTATCCGCACAGAGCTTCAGCTGAAGGAGAAAGATCGGGGTACGTCCATCACCCCTGATCAGGAAGTTATTGAGATGGACAGACTTACTTTAGGAGATGTCCCATGAGGACCATTTGTTTTCTGCTGTTCGTTGTTTCGTCGTCATTCGCAATGGCGGCCGACAGTCCTTGCGTCGGTGGTCGCTGTGTGAAGAACACTGTGAGCGCCACAAAGCAGGTCGTTAAGACCAGCGTTCGACCCGTGCGCCGCGTCTTCCGAGGTCGCTAGACTCATGCTATTATACAAAGACTTTGCGATCCACAACCCGACAAAGTGCGGCACGCGTAGCTTACTGGCAATGCTAAGAAAGCGAGGCGCTGAGGTCGTACTCCCACTTCATGACTTCGATCGCAAAGTCGCAGGCTCAAGGACACGCATCTTAATGGTGCGTAACCCGTATGAGCGTTCGCGTTCGATGTATCATCATTGCTTTAAGTACCCGCCTATGCAGCGGTGGGTCGGCGATCCTACTGGCTTTCAAGAATGGCTCGTCACGGATGCTCAACCCATCTGGCGTGACTTGCTTATTGAGATGTATGAACACGTAGAGCCTCATCGTGTCTTTAGGCTCGAGGACGGTCTTGATAACGTCCTGCAGCTGTTGGGCATCGACTGCAACATCTCGCATTCGAACAAAAGCAACACGACTGCACCGTACACAATCACAAATGAACGTCTTCTTGAACGGCTGAAACGCGATGAGAACTTCTTTTATCTATGTGACGAGCAACAGAAACTTTCACGACGCATTCATGTCTCAAAGTCGTCGGTTCTGGAATGAAGACTTCATAGTCGTGTATGATGAATCAAAGGTTAAAGTCGATGGCTTCGCAATGTCGTCATGGCATCTCGATCAAAGAGCGAGAGACCTTGGGATCGGACCGGCCTTGCAGCTCTACGATCTTCGCTTTAAGCTTATCTTGCCGCATATCATAGCCGGTCCTGTACTGCTGTGTGATGACGATGTCCTGTTGCAGCGCGACCCGTCTTATCTTGGCGATACGTGGGCGACACACTCGATCGCAAACTCAATGAACTGGTCTGATAAGAACATCACGCTGACGAACTTCTTATCGGAGTCCTGCGGCGTGTACTGGGATCCTGACGTTCATAAGGCTTGGGCCTGTGATGCTGGGATCGTTAGGTACAATGAGGCGACCAAAGCTCAACTGCTTAAGAACACCATCGCCGTCTTCAATCATCCTGACTTCTCAAAGATCTTCTTGTCCCTTTCAAGGTCTCAGCGCCGAGTCTTTGATCAGCAGATCATAGGCATCACAGCCATGCAAATGAGTATGCCCAGGTTGACGACCCGCGCTGATTACTTCCCAGTCTTGTACAAGTACCCAAGCCCGTACTGCACTAAGCGACCTAAGTCAACTTGGATCCACTACTGCGCCTCGTCGCATAAGCAAGCTTGGTTGGAGTTCTTCCTATGTGGCAGCAATTAAAGCATCACCCTATTCAGCATCAGCTTTGGCGCTCTAAGAAGCGGTTTGCGCTTGTGGCAGCTGGTCGGGGAAGCGGCAAGACAGAGCTTGCACGAAGACGCATCGTTCGTTACTTGCCGATCGTTAAGCCATGGGCTAACCCAATGTACTTCTACGCGCTGCCCACGTACAACCAAGCTAAGCGTGTAGCCTGGGAAGAGATAAAGAACCTGGTCCCAAAGCATTGGCTGGCAGAGGAACCTAAAGACGGCGCGATGGTCATCAGGACAATCTTTGGCAGCAGTCTTTATGTCGTAGGTCTCGATAAGCCTCAGCGTATTGAAGGAAACCAGTGGGACGGCGGGATCATTGATGAGTTCAGCGACCAGAGGCCTGGGGTCTTTGATAAGTCGGTACGACCAGCGCTGTCTCATAAGAAAGGTTGGTGCTGGATGATCGGCGTACCTAAGCGCTTCGGCGTAGGCGCCGTTGAGTTTAAAGACAAGTTCTATAAGTACAGCGACGTAGACATCGACCCTGACTTCAGTTCGTACACGTGGTCAAGCGAAGACATCTTAGACCCACAAGAGCTCGAGAGCGCAAGACGTAACTTATCACCTGAAGATTATGATGAACAGTACAGGGCCTCATGGGTTAGCATACGCGGCGCTGTCTTTCATTCGTTCAACGACGTTCTTAATGTCGTCTCAGACGCGACCTATCATAGCAACTTACCTATCATTGTCGGGCAAGACTTTAACGTCGACCCGATGTCTTGGTGTATGTGTCACGCAGCCTCGAACGGCCTGATCGTCTTTGACGAACTGCGGCTTAACAACACGAACACTCAGGCGTCGTTAGATGAACTGCACAATCGCTATGGCAGTCATAAGGCAGGTTTCATTTTCATCGGTGATGCTAGCAGCCGTGCGCGTAAGACAAGCGCAACTTCAACCGACTACGTTATCATCAAGAATGACAGCCGCTTCTTAAATAAGACGATGTCGTATACGAAATCGAACCCGGCTGTTGAAGATAGGAACGCCTCAATGAACGCGCTGCTCTGCAATGCTAACAGCGAGCGACGCTTGTTCATCAACCCCCGCTGCAAGTGGCTTATTCGCGACTTAACTTCGTTGTCCTATAAGCCTAACGTACGAGAGATACAGCTTGGGCCAGGCTTAGGCCACATGAGCGACGCACTTGGGTATATCGTCTACAGGTTATTCCCGCTGCGCACAGAGCATAAGATCACATCTTCGTTGGTGACACGTGGTTAAGCAACTATCTTTAGGCATCACGGTTAACGAAACCGACAGTACGCTGTCGCAAGCGCCAGACTTTATTAAGTTCATTGACATACGTAAGATGCGTAAAGATCCAACGATCTTTCTTGCGCGTCTTATGGTACGGTCACCTATCATCGCGTCAGCTTGGACCATCGAGCGAGACGACGCTACGCTGCAGCCTGTCGCTGACTTCATATCCGCTCAGCTGATGCCGCTTAGGTTCAGGTTCTTAGAGGCTGCGTCTCAAGGTCTTATCGACTTTGGCTGGCAAGGCTTTGAGAAAGTATGGGTCGTTAAGGATGGCCTCTTTACGATCAAGAGACTTAAGCCGCTTCTTCAAGACATCACTACGGTACGCGTCAACGTCGACACTGGCGAGTTCATCGGTTTCATTAACGGCACTGACGATGACGAACAAGAACTCGATCTCTTTGATTCGTTACTGCTTAACACCAACGTCGAGTGCGATTATCATTATGGCCAGTCGTACATGGGCAACGCTAAGAAGGCGTACGACGCTAGCAGTTCGATCATGCGCAGCGCTGACATCTACGACAAGAAGATCGCAGGCGCTCACTGGGTGATACGCTTCCCTGATGGCGGCCTTAGCCTTTATGATGGAGTTGAGACGCCTAACGATGTCATCGCAAAGAGGTTGCTTGAGGCCCTCGAAAGCAGCGGGTCTTTCGCCATTCCTCATAAGATGCTTGACACTCTCGAACAGCTATCAGGTGCGTCGCCACAAGCCTGGCAGATCCAGTTAATAGAGTCCTCTGGCAGCGGCGCAAACTTTGAAGAGCGACTACTTCGCTGTGATCGTGAAAAGGTTCGAGCCTTCGGCGTACCTGAGCGTTCCATTCTTGAAGGACAGTTCGGTACAAAAGCTGAAGCCGACTCGCATGCTGACTTTGCTCTTCTTGGTATTGACTTGCTTAATCAAAGCATCGTCGAGCAACTTAACGTACAACTTGTGAATCAGATCTTGCGCGTCAACTATGGCGATGATATGCAAAATCGCGTGTACTTAAAGGCTCAGCCGTTAAGCGACACCTCGATAAGCTATATGCGCAGCGTGTACTCGACGATCTTAAGTAACTCTGACGGCTTTATCACTGAGCTCGCTCAGCTTGACATCGACGCGATTCGCGACCGCCTACAAATACCCTACGTTGAGGTGAATGATGGCCTTGGATCGTAAGACTCTTGAACTTACTCTTGGCAGAGACAATGTGTTTAAGTGGGCCGACTTAGACAACAACGGCGACGACGCCGACGTTGAGCTTAGGATCGCGCACGCGCTCTCTTGGGCCCAGTCCCACTTTGAGTCCTTGCTTAGGGGCGTACCGACTCCACCAAGTTCGGTCTCCGTTGATGACGTCATCTTAAAGTTTGCAGGCGTCTGGCTCTATGAGTCAAGAGGCATTGCTGAGCTGGATGCCGATAAGAGCCCTATCGCTCATCATCGTAAGTACTGTTACAATTGGGTCGACGCATACATTAAGTCGGTGATTCGCTTTTCAACACCTAACGCACCGAGCATCATATGAGTTCTGACCGACTTTACTGGTATCGTCTCAAGGTCACGCGTATCATCGACGGCGACACGTTTGAGGTCGTAATCGATAAGGGTCATCGAGACTACGCTGAACGGCGTGTACGTCTATATGGTGTCGACGCCTACGAGAAGAACACGGAGCTTGGCTGGCGCGCCTATGAGATAGCTTGCGACTTTCTTGTTCTCAACACGTGGTACTTTGCCAAGTCTCACCAAGACAAGATCGATTCGTTCGGCCGGTATCTTTACGAGATCTTTCTTGACGACGGGTGTACAGTGTCTCTTGGACAGATGCTTATCGATAATAACGTCGCGGTACCTAGGACGCGCTAATGCAAAACATCACAGCTCTGCAGACACGTGAACTTATCCGCGTAGAGAACGCGATGGCTAGCGAAATCAGACGAGTGCTTGTGACCTTTAAGCTCAATGCCATACGCCGGGCAATGCGTAGCGACACTAGCATTATTACTCAAAAAGAGATCGATCGGCTAGTTAGGCTATTGGCTGCCGGCATGGCTGCTGCTGCGTCAATAGGCCAACGTAGAGCGCGTCTAAACGCACGCGTGATACAGGCAAGTATTATCGACCAGTACTACGATGACATGTCGTATATGCCACAGTCCTTGCAATTAGTGACCGACTATACAACCGCAATAAATGCTGAGTTGAATGCGTTTACTAGGGATCTCATACGAGAGAACCTACCAGTATCGTCAATGAGGCGTAAGCTTAGCGAGAAGTTCGCAGCCTTAGGTGTCAACCCAACGAATGCATACCAGCTGGAGAACATTGCGCGTACACAGGCTCAGATCACCTATAACGCTGCAAAGTACAAGGAAGAGCAAGAAGACTACATCCAAGATATCTTATGGGGCTACAAGTACGTTACGACTGGAGATGAGCGGGTAAGAGCTGAGCACGCTGTGCTAGAGGGTGTTACTCTTCCTAAAGATGACCCATTCTGGCGGCGGTATTACCCGCCAAACGGCTGGTCCTGCAGGTGTCAAGTGATACCTGTCTTTGAAAAGACCAAGGTGAAAAGGCCTCCTAAGGATGTCGCGCCGCCGGACCCGAAGTTCGCAACAACCCCAGACCGCATATGATACTCGATGCGCTTTACTTGACCCTGTCCGCTGACGGCGACATGAGTGGCGACGGCCTCGTTTACGAGAAGGAACTGATCTATGTCGGCACCTTCGTAAAAGGTGATGTCAAGTTTGAAGTGACTGAAAAGCTGATTGACAATTGGGTCAAAGAATCCGCGGCCATGGGCCAACACGGCTTTAAGATCAAGCTGCCTGTTGAACACACGTTTGATCCGGAAAAGAACCGTGGTCATGTGACTTTGCTGTCCAAGCGCCTTGATAGCAAGGGACGAATCGGCATGTTCGGTCGCCTTGAGTTCATAACGGCTGACGACGCAAAGCTTGCGAAGTCAACCGACGTTAGTATTTACTCACCACCATCTTACCAGATGGGCAACGGGTATACTGCGAATAGACCTATAACGCATGTTGCGTTGACTGATTATCCTGTGGTACCTGGCCTTGATCCGTTTGAGACCCTGGCCGCTTCTCTTAAAGAGGTGATGAAGATGTCGATGAAGGATCTCGCCGATAAGCTCGGCCTTACGATTCCGGCCGAAGTCACGGACGAGGCCGCGATCGCTGAAATGATCATGGCAGAGATGCAAAAGTTGAAGGACGCTGCAGCTCCGGCTGACGGCGCTTCAAACACTAAGGCTCTTGAGGCTTCAATGAAGTCGATGATGAAAGAGCTTCGCTCTGCCAAGATCGATTCTTTGGTAAGCGCTTGCAAGTTGACCCCAGCTGAGGCAACGTCTTGGAAAAAGACCTATGTCGCGTCTGAGGCCATCAGCTTGAGCGCAACCGACGGTTTTGACTCAGCGTTCAGCTTGGCGCAACAGCGCCAGTCGTTCACGCAACCCGGAGAGAAGACTGGTCAGCAGTCTTCTTTTGACCCAAACACCAACCCTCTTATGAAAGACGCAAAGCGTCGTAATGGAGCGTAATCTTGCCATCAACAAGTGAAAAGATGTATGTTGGCGATCTTGTGAAAACTGAATTTCACGAGACGTACAACTTCGAAGCGCTGGTGCTCGCAGCTGCGGTTACCGTCGCGATCAACTCAGACCTGCTCGGGTATCCCGTGGTAGTGTCTGGTGCGACTGCGACGATTCAAACCGCTGCTCAAGTCACCGCGTTCACAGCGACGTCCTCGTGCAATGTCGTCGCTGATGACACGCCTGCTGTCGCTGCGTTCTCCGCAACACCATCAACTGCAAAGTACCGTGTCTTGCGACGCGGCCCTGCTGTCGTTCATCGTCAAGGTCTCAAAACGGCTGATCCCGCAGCAGCCAACTATGACATGACCAAGTTCATCGCTGCGCTTCTCGTCGCTGGTGTCGTTGTCGTCAACGAAACCGGTCTGACCAACACCATCTAGGAGGTGGACTTTGTTAGACATCTTTACTTCTGACGCGTTCAACGTCATCTCATTGACGTCGTCAATGGAGGTGCTGCCGGTCAACCCGACTCGGCTGTCTCAGTTGCGTCTCTTCTCCGAAGAAGGCGTTTCAACGACGGCTGTCGGCGTAGAGTTCCGAAACGGTTCGTTGTCGTTGATCCCAACTCAGCCTCGAGGAACGATGCCTGAGTACGGGAAAGCCGACAAGCGAATCGTAAGGTCATTCAACATTCCGCACATTCCCAAGAATGACACGGTCAAGGCTGAAGAGGTTCAAAATCTTCGAGCGTTCGGTAGCAACGATGCGACAGAGGCTGTAGCGTCTGTCATCAACACGAAGCTTCAAAACCTCAAGCAAGACCACGAGTTCACCGCGGAATGGCATCGTGCTGGAGCGATCCGTGGCACGTTGCTCGACGCTGACGGGTCCACTGTGATCTACAACTTATTCACCGAGTTTGGGATCAGTGAGACAAACGTCAACTTTGCAATGGGGACTGCGAACTCTGTCACAACGGCTTCGCGTACTGTCGTTCGCAACATGGAGCTGGCGCTTGGCTCGTTGGTGTACAGCTCGATTCGTGCGATCTGCAGCCAGACCTTCTTCGACTCGTTCATCAACAGCGTAGACGTGAAAGCGGCCTATGACAAGTGGCAGGACGGACAGTTCTTCCGAGACGACCAGCGTAAAGGTTTCCTTTACCAAGGCATCTATTGGGAAGAATATTCCGCAGCGATCGGAGCAACGCCGTTCATCCCTGCGAATACCTGTCGTTTCATCGCTGAAGGCGTGCCCGGGTTGTTCAAACGTTACAACGCGCCAGCCGACTTCGTTGAGACGGTGAATACCGTGGGCAAGCCGTACTACGCCAAGCAAGAGCCAATGCGCTTTGGTAAGGGCGTTGAGATTCACACCCAGGCAAACCCACTTCACGTTTGCCTTCGACCGCAAACCCTCATCAAGGGGACTGCAACCTAAGTGATTGAGACCGATGTCACAATCTCACTAGACAAACTTAAGCTGTGGCGGAAGTCAATTCGGTCACAGCTTAAGCAGTCTAGCGCTGGTCCCTTAACCGACACCTTTAAGCAGTGGGCTGTTCGGTATCGCGCTTTCGTACAAGACCGCTTTGATCGAGCAAGTAAAGGCGATGGCACGTGGCCGCCGCTATCTCAAGCGACTATCGCTGGACGACGAAAAGGTTCGTCGACAATTCTTCGCGACACAGGGACGCTATTCGCTGCCCTATCGCCCATGTGGGCAGCTCCACCTGGCAGTATAAATGAACTTATTGATGGTGGCGTACGCGTAGGCTTTGGTGGTTCTGCTTCACACCCGGATGGTCTCGCGACAATCGCTGAGATTGCAAGCTATCATCAAGTCGGAGGTGGCCGACTTCCTAAACGAGAAATCATCGTCCCACCTACGACGCCGTTACTTGAAGCTTTCGTTGCTGACTTAGAGAGGGCTCTTAAAAATGCTGAATGACATCTACTCATTTATCTTCGGGTCTTTTCAAAAGAGCGTACCAGACTTGATTCGTCAAGGGAATATGCGCTCGATCACAGATAAGGAATACACGGTTAAAAGTGGAGTGTCGAGCGCTGACTTTCCGGAGTTTCAACTTGGCGTCGTACAGATCTTAGGTCCGTTATCTTCTACATCGTCTCATTCAAAGTACGAGCTGATCTATGACTTACGAGTGGCCTCTGGTGAAATGTCTCAAGCGGTCATCAACGACCTAATGTGGTGGGTTATGACTAGGGTCCAATGGCTGAACGTGAATCGCGGTATATTCGACTATAAAAGCTCGAGACCTATAACGTCTGTAACGTTTGCGGACGCGTCAGTTGGCCTAACGGTTAACCAAGAAGGTCGTAACATCACGGGCTTTGCGTCGCTCTCTAAGATAAGGGTCTTAGTTAATGTTCCGAATCATCTGTTCATTCCTACTTCTTGCGATAATGTGTAACGGCGTCTTTGCTCAGGACAAGCCGCCGCCCGAAAAGAAGCCGCAAGTGGCATCTCAAGACGAGGCGACTCCACAGTCGCTAGCGTCCTTTCGTCGATCCCTGATTCGAGCTGCAGAAGAAGCGCACGACGCCGGTGAGATCACGCGCGGCGAACTGTTCAAGATACGAATCTCGTCCATCAGCCGCCCAGCTTTGAGACAGATGCAACAGGCTGTCGCTGAACAGGCGGTGCACGAAGGCAAAATCGTTGCAGGCTCTCCGATGAGCGCAGTGAACTGGGATAACCTCCTCCAGTTTATTAAAGAGTTGCTCCCAGTCATCCTCGAAATCATCAAGCTGTTCTCCTAACATGCGATCACTTCTCCTACTATTAACGTTGACGTCGTCGGCATTTGCGCAGATTGAGACTTCGGTCTCGAAAGTGAAAGTGTTCGACGGCGTCGTGGGCGCTCGCCCTGTCGGAAGTCTCCTCTTCATCGACGCCATTAGCGAGCCTAAGCTTATTGATGCTGCCATCATTAAGATCGTGACCCCTGCGAAGTTCGTTAGGGTCCGCGCTCGACTCAAAGGTTCATTTGACCTGATGCCCCTACAGAAGATAAGTGAGACCGAGCATGCGCTCATTGGGCAAGGTCGTTTCTCTGTTGAGATCACGACGTTCGATCCTACGCTGGGGATTGACGATGCCGTTGTTGATGTGGAACTCCAAGAGCCTAAGCCAGATCTTCCTGATAGTGGCAAGTTTGATAACATTGCAGCTCGTGTTGCGGCTTGGACGAAAGGTCTTCCAAAGAATAAGGAACTAGCGGCTTGCTACACTGACGCGTCTCGTCGTCTTGTAGAAGAGCCCGCGATGACAATCAACATCGCAGCTGATCAAATAGTCGTCTGCAGAAACAAAGTGCTGCAGAACGTCAGCCAGAGCTATACGAAGTTCATTGAGGAGCTAAACTCGGATCTTAAATCCCGTTGGAGCTCCGCCCCATTCACTAAAACGCTGATGTCGGAATACTACCAAGAAGTTTCAAGAGGCCTATCTCATGAGTAACCTGCAAGGTTGGGGCCCGCAAGACAACACGCCTATTGAGGATAGGCTCACGCACGAGCGTCGAGGCTTCGACCGTCTATACAGCGACATGCCTGTGTTAGCTGTGTCACGGTCTGAGGCGCCGTTAACGAACCTAATGGCTGAAAAGTGGGAGCAGTTTCAGTCAGGCAAAGGGAGAGGTGCTGGTTCTTACGACTTGACGCTCGTGCAGGCCTTTACATGGGGTAAAGCCTTCGACTGGCTGCCTCAGATCGTTGGGAGCTGTGTCGCCAGTAACACGCTCCGTCCTTGGGTGACTCGAGCCTGCTACCAGATCGGTATGCGAGGCGATGGCAGCGAGTTTCTTGGGCGAAATGAATTCTCGCCGTTTAACGTATCCTTTTATGCGCCGTTCTCATATGGGGAGGCGCGTCGTCGGGCTAACATGAAGGGCGCAACGCCACGTGATGACGGCTTGTACTGTGAGGCGTTTTATAACTCGCTCACTAAATGCGGAGTGTTACCTTGCAGCACCCCAGCGCTTACTGACTTGCTCAAGAGACTTAACGTCGGAAAAGACCGCGACTACCCGGAGCCACAAAACGAGCAAGTGTACCGAGCGTTCGGCAACTGGCAGTATCTTGACGAGCTGATTAAGTACTGCGACTTCAGGTTACTTGAAACGCAAAGCATAACGACGGTTGACGGCTTGTTAGCTTCAGGAAAGGAGTTCAAGCCATCGTCCGTATGCAGCCCAGTTGCTATTCGTAAAATAGGCACGCATAAAGACGGCTTCGACATCCATGCCCGTGACCCTAATGACGTGTGGATGCACAACATGAGTTTCCAAGGGTTCTGCATGTCGTCGGACGGCAAAGTGTTTCAGAAACTTTGCAACAAGTCATGGGGCCCAGAGCGCGTTTATAACGTACCTATCGAAGAAGTCGATGTTTGGTTTAAGCGTAAGATGCTTACAGTCCAGACCATTGGCGAGATCGATCTTCCCAAGTCAGTTCCGTTCACTTAATGGAGATCGTGGTGGATGTCGGATCAGGAATATCTTTCTACTCAGCAATCTGGCTCATCGGCTTCACAACAGCCTTTGTTCGTGTATTGCGCGATGACGATTATAAATCTCTTGTGCACTGCCTTAGTGTCGCTAGTGCTTCTGGGTTTTTCTGCTTCGCAGTCGTTAGCATTGCTAACGGCGATAACCCTGGTGATGCTAGCAGAAGCTGGTATTGGTTGGGTGTTGCAGCACTTATGGGTCTAGCTGTTAAAGAGCAAGATGCAGTCGCGCGTAGCATTCTTTCAAAGGTTTTAAAGGTTTTCTCTGATGACAGCACTGGGACCAAAACCTAAGCGTCTTGACCTATACGTAACTCGAGGTCTCACGTGGGCAAAAGGCCTACGCGTACGCGACCATGATGGGGCGCTGCTTGACTTAACCGGTCACACATTCACCGGTAAGATTCGTAAGACGCATACTGCAGCTGTGAGTTACAACTTTGCGTTTGCTCTGCTATCACCGAATGTTGTAACTTGGAAGCTAGATGATGATGTTTCACAGACGATGCCAGTAGGCTGCAATGATACGGATCCGGCCTCGAAGTATGTGTATGACGTCTTATGGACGCGCCCAGGTAACGACCCGATCTGCATCATGAAGGGTGTGGTAACTCTTAACCCGAGGATAACATGAGTGACGTCATAGACGTAGAGATCATCGATGACTTTGACGTTACCCTAGAGTTATCGTCGAGCGTCGTGTACGTTGGAGGTGGCAGCGGACCTGGTGAGGGCTACTTAAGCTACGCAACTACACAAGCGCTTACACTCGCTGAGTTACGCCGTGTCAGGTCGAACCAGCTAATAGGGTCAGCGCCGACAGTCGCCTACACCGAGGGTGTCTTAGCATCTATCACGTACCAGGACGGGAGCGTAAAGACGTTCACTTACACTGACGGCTTATTGACTCGCGTTGATTACGCTATAGGTATACGTGTTTATAGGAAAGACCTTGCGTACACTAATGGCACGCTTACGAATGTAAGCGAGGTTATCATATGAGCATGACCCCAGAAGCATTGAAAACATTGATTGCCCGTATCCCAGGTTGGAACACAAAGTCCACCCAGGAGATTCTCGATACACTCAAAGCAGAGTCCATCCCATTCGAGAACCACGAGAACTTCACCTGGAAAGGAATCAGCTCGGTCCATGTCCCTGAGACTGGACACAGGTTTGGTCGAGACGGCTGTAAGTTGCTGCAAGATATGTTGCTTGCCAACGGAGAACCGTGGGTTGTGAATCAGCTTGCAAACGGTCTGGTTTTGACCGACGACGAAATTCAAGACACGTTTTACTACCTTGATTCGGCTGGACTTGTCCCTGGAGCAAGACACCTTGCTCGCGAGGTCAAACGAAACATCAGCCTGCTAGAGCAAGCTCGAATCAAAGAACGCATCGAAAAGTTTCACATCGAGATCGAAGTCCCAAGCCTCGAAGAAATCGAAGCCTGCCTGTTTGCGATGAAGCTGGCCGATTGGCGAGTTTTACGAGAAGAACAGGCATGGGACAGGTTCCAAGCCTACAAAGTTGCTTTGACTAATTATCCCGGTATTGGCCGGGAACCGGAGTTGTAATGCCTTTAAACGCAAATTGCATTTGGGAGATTAGAACAGATGGAAATGACGCTAATGGTGGTGCATTTCGATCTGGAGCTAGCGGCACAGATTTCTCAATGCAGGCATCAGCTCAAAAGTCTGGAACAGACTTAACTATGCACCCAACGCTGAACACCAGAGTACAACCAGTAGTTGCAGGCGTAGCGGCTGCTGATGTTGGCAATGTTATAAACATCACAGCAGGAACCGGATGGACCGCAGGTTGGTACGAAATAACGTCGCAAGACGGGACTTACTGGACACTCGATCGCAGTCCTGCCGCTGCTGGTTCAACTAACTCAGGTACATATGCAATGGGTGGGGCATTAGCTTCACCGGGACGATTAGGGCAGGCGCTCTCCAATCTTAACAGCGGTGTAAGCGGCATGCGATGCTACATCCGAAGTGGAACGTACACGATCACAACAACCACAGCTAACGTCTCAGGTGGGAGAATATCACTTCCAGCCTCAAGGATGCTTTTGGTAGAGGGTTATCAGACAACCAGAGGCGACCTCGGCACACCCCCAGAGATAAACGCTGGAACACAAACTGCATTTACAATTTTCACAACCAACGGGCAATTCAACAATGGTCAGCAGCATGTGGTGAATCTCAGGCTCAACGGGAACAACCGAACAGGCGTAAGTGGGTTACAGACCCAAAACGGCTATAAAGATAAAGTCTGGAAATGCGTAGCCGCAAACTGCTTGAGCTTCGGATTTAATTCCGGACATGCTGACCATATAGAGTGCCTAGCAACTGCATGTGGTGTAGGATTTACTGGTAGTAGCTCCGGAACTTTTACAAATTGTGTAGCCAAGAGCAACACTACTGGTTTTGTGGTAGCCATAAATGGAGTGTACACAAACTGCTTGGCGTACTCAAACACAGCAGATGGTTTTCATTTAAGTGGAAACTATTCCGGAACTTTCATAAATTGTACGTCACATGCAAATAACGGGGACGGGTTTGATTTCGTTTCTTACGGGATGAATGTTTGCATAAATTGCTTAGCTACAAATAACGGAGGTTTCGGGTTTAATCTTCCATTTGCGGATAATATGCTGCTTAACTGTGCAGGCAGAAACAACACGGCAGGAAATGTTGATGCTTCACCAGCTCCATTCATAAATCGTGGTTTCGTGCTTCTGACAGCCGATCCATATCAAAATGCCGCTGGGGAAGATTTCAGACTAAACGACATAGCCGGTGGCGGAGCAGCGATTAAAGGTAAAAGTATTCCAGTTTTTGGTCAAATTGACTATCGAGACATCGGAGCCGTACAGTCGGTAGGCGGTGGCGGTGGTGGTGGTGGTGGCGGTTCGTACTCTCCAATTGACAACATTCTCATAGGATAATCATGTCCGATAAATACATTGGAGATTTCAAAAAAGGCCAGCTTGTTCGTGTTAAATTCAACACGTTCAGCCAAGCACTCCTGCCAGCTGCTCCATCAGTCGCTCTGGAAGTTGCGATTTATAAAGACTCAGCAACAGAAATCACCACGACTGGAATCACGCAGCCGACACCCAACTTCGATTCCAAGGACGGTCTGCACGAACTTATGGTTGACACTTCCGATACTGTGTACGAGACCGGCAAAGACTACGACATTGTTTTCACCAAAGGGATAGTCGACGGTAAAGACCTGACCAGAACGATCCTTCGGACGTTCTCGATAGAGAACCGAAACATCGATGCCAATGTTATTCGGATCGCAGGACAGGCAGCCAGTGCTGATGCTCCGGTCTCGTTCCCGGCGTCGGTGGCAAATGAGTCAACGGTTGCTAGTCGAGCAACGCAAACCAGTGTAAATGCGATTCCAACAGACCCGTTGTTGACCACAGACACTAGGCTTACTAATCTTGACTTTCCGATCTCGTCTATTAACACTGCCATAAGCAATATTAACAACCTATCAGCCCTCGCCAATCTTTATGCGCCGATTCAGCTTGAGATCCCAGACTCCGGGAATATCATCTACCCATTCACGATTGTCGTTCGAGATAACGAAGGGAAGCTTGTCAATCTCGACTCATCCCCAACTCTCACTGCGGCAAACGCTAGTGGAACGTCTCGCACATCAAACCTCTCCAGTGTCACAAACCCGGCGATAGGCAGATACACTTTCACCTACACTGTTGCGTCAACACATGCAAAAGAAAGCATACGCATCATGGCTTCAGGGGCGGTCTCCGGCGAACAACGATATGTAGAGTGGATCGGCAACGTCGTTGACTATGACACCTTGACAACATTGCAGCAAGTCCAAACGACTGTGAACAGCATGGACGCTCGGCTTCCAGCTAGTCCAGCTGCTTCAGTTGACATCCCGGCTGCGACCGCTATACGCGATGTCATAATGAACTCAATGCCAAGTGGCGGTTGGGTTGACGGTTCGTTCGGTGACCGCTGGGTCATTAGTAATAACGATCAACGTAGCATTGCCATCACCGGGTCGCATCACGTGGCAGCCGTGTTACACGATGCTGAACCCAACTCGATCACAGAAGAGGCATTCACGGCGAATGCGATCGCTCGGATCCAGTCTGGGCTTGCTCTGCAATCAACTATTTTGATAGTCGACAAAGCCACGAGATTGATCCCAGCTTTATTGTAGGTATAGACATACAGGAGGATAGCATGGGTGTATTTACGGGCCATCTAGGTGCCATCAATGGCATATCAAACGTTAGGAATTGGACGATCGAAGAGACGTCTGATCCAAAAGTAGCTGTTTCGTCTGCCACGCGAAGAGGAACCTCCCGTAAGTCAGGCGTCAAGTCATGGACTGGGACCTTCTCGCAGTACGGCGGCAACCCGTCGTACATGCCGGGCGACATACTGCCATTCGTAGGTTACCGCAATTCGTCCACTGACATACGCAACACGGCTGGCATCCGAAGCACCGGTGACATCATCATCGATAGTGTGGCGATCACCTGGAACTGGAACACGAATGAGATCATTAGCATGGTCTCCAACTTTAGCGGTGACGGCGCACTCGCGCACGCGTCAGGTGCCGGTGTCATTGACGCGACTATCGCTGATAACAAGACACCGTGCGGCACGAACGTCCTGCTTGATGAGGTTGTATTGCCTGACGTCTTAACTGCAACTTTGACTTTGAGCATGGCGAACCAGTCGTTCGTCAGTTCTAGCACCGCCTGCTGGACTAAGCGTAAGCGAGGAGCTGCCCTTGACTTTACTTTGGCGATAATTCAGTACAATGAGAGCGGCTTAGGCCCAGTGCTACTTGGTGCAGACGCGCTAATCAAGCTCTACACTGATGACACATCGTTCTGGTCGCTCAAGTGGTGCCAGTTACAAGGCATCACCGGCGTTTCAGTTGACATTGAGACGGGCGCGATCATTCAACAGACCTTGAACTTCAACTTCAATGGCATCAGCGCTGGCGTTCTTGGTCATATTCGTAAGCCCGGATCACTAACTGACTACTGGCCATCAACACCATGACCCACGCGCATATCACGGGTGCGTCAGCACCAATCAAACTTGGCGACAAGTTATACGACGTGTCGCCTCTCACCGATAAGGACATCGCTGAGCTGGACGCTTACGTGCGGCACGTTCATATTCAGACAGCGATCGAGGCCTCACGAGGTCAAGATGATCGATTAACTGATAAGCTGATTAACTTTGCAGTGATGCAAGCGTCAGCTATCACGTTCATGTCGCCACAAGGCGCTGCAATCATTAAGAGCCAGGATGGCGTCGCCCGTATCTTGTGGCATGGCCTCAAGCATAAGCACCCTGACCTGACACACGAGCAGGTGCGTAAGCTCATGTACGACCCGTCATCGATTAAAGAGGCGAATAGGGTCTTTAAGGAGCTCAATGTCGAGCCGCTCGCGGAGGTGGCGGCGAAGGGAAAAGCGCTGGCGGCCGCTCACTTACGCAGGAAGAAGTCTATCTCGAGATCATCAAAAGGTACAAGCTCACGCCGAAAGAAATAGCGAACCTTACCAGGTATCAGCAATATGCTTTGCTCGGTATTATTGAGCCGCGGCATAAGACCTTTGACACGATCGAGGAGTACCAAGAATGGCTAACGAAGCGGTCATCGACATAAAGGCGAATAACCGCAAGCTCGAGTCAGACCTTGATGAGTCCGAAGCACTAGTTAAGCAGTTCGCAGGTGGCGTTAAGATTGCACTAGCTGCTGTAGCTGGGGCGTTCGTATTCGGCGCTGTGAAAGACACGATCTCTGGTTGGATCAGTGATGCGTCAGGTGCGAGCGATGCCACTGCAAAGTTAGCCGCCGTGATCGAGACGACTGGCGGTGCAGCTGGTTACACCGCCGATCAGCTCGCACAGATGGCTGACGAGCTTGAAAAGACGACTGGTATACAGGCCGAGTCAATTCAACAAGCTCAAGCACTCTTGCTTACGTTCGATAACGTAAGAGGCGATCAGTTTCAAAAGGCGACTGATCTTGCAACCGATCTTGCAACAACATTAGGTGTCGACGTTACAGCCGCGGCGCGTATGGTCGGCAAGGCGCTTGACGACCCTGTCGACGCAGTCAACGCTTTAGCACGGGCTGGCGTGGACTTCACTGAAGAGCAGAAGAACATGATCCAGACGATGGCAGAGTCTGGAGACGTCATCGGCGCACAAGAACAGATACTGTCTGCTCTTGAAGGAAAAGTCGGCGGCGTTGCCGAGGCGATGGGCGAAACGTTCTCCGGCAAGGTCGCTATCTTAGGCGCAAAGTTCGGCGACCTAGGTGAGACTGTTGGCGGCGTTCTTATACCTTACATTGAGGCGTTACTGCCGGCTGCTGAGATTGCCATATCCGGTGTGCAGGCACTCCTAGAGATCTTCGCTGAGTTCGCTGGGGCGGGTGATGACTTTCAAACATCGTTCGCTGACTCTGTGGTTGATGCATTACACACGGTCGTTAAGATAGGTGTCGACTCATTTACCTATCTTATGGCGACTATGGAAACTTGGAGTATGCAGTCAGAACGCGACACTCTTGCAGTGTTCTTATCATTCACCACGCTCTTTGAAGATCTTAAGTACTGGTTCACTGACAAGCTGCCGGCGTACATCGAGTGGTTTGGCGAGAACTGGTCGAACATACTGACAGACATGGCATCGTTCACGTCCACAGTCTTCTCTAACATGTGGACGAACATTAAGAACTTCTTCTCTAACGTATGGAAGTGGCTATCTGGAGAGGAAACGTCGTTCGAATGGAAGGGCCTCACTGATGGCTTTGAAGCATCAACAAAGAAGCTGCCCGAGATTGCAGAGCGCAACCTTACTGACACTGAAAGGTATCTTAAGTCGTCTATTGCTTCGATGGATAAAGACATTTCAGCGGTGTATGATCGGCGAAAGCAAGAGGGCGATGCCTTCGTTGAGAAGATCTTTACACGTGATAAGAAGGTTAAGACTGACTTTGAAACCACAGAGTCAAAAGACCGACGTAAGCTTGGCAAAGCGGAAGAAAAGAAACCAGAAGAGAAGAAGAAAGAAGAGAAACCAGCTTCGTCATCGGTCGCATCATCGCCACAAGCGAAGCAAGAATCGACAACTGCAGGCCAGACCGCTGGGATCGAAGACCTGTATAAGCGAATAAGCGAAGCGTCGTCTAAGTCACCGGATCAGCCTATGGCTGCGATGGGTCAAGCTAATGCATTGATGAACATGTTCCAAGGGCCGACGCAAGACCAGCAAGTGCAAGATGATCAGGCTCCGCCAACCGTCGCAAACATACCAGACGTCGTAGCTGTACCAGAGGTCAGCGTGAAAGTACCTGAGTCGCCAAAGCAAGAAGTCATTGATTACACGAACGTGTTTAATCTTATGGTAGGCAAGTTAAGCGACGCAGTGATGGCAGTCGATAGGGTGACTACCGCAGTTAAAGATCTTGAAGTTGGAGCAGTAATCTAATGGGAACTTACAGCAGCCTACCATGCGAAGAGATACATGGGACAAAGAAAGAAGGCGCGACTGCAACGAGCTTCACTGCGAGTGTAAATCTTAAATGCCCGTGGGCAGATCGCTTCGCGCTTGCAGACGACCTCGTTACGAATCAGCGGCCATGGCCTTACTTCGCCCCGGCGAAGGCGCGACAAGTGTCCATCACTCCAGTCTACGGCAAGTACACAACCTCGTCTCAAACCTGTGAGTACGAAGACGCCATTCTTAGCGTGTCTTATAGCACTGAAGCTGACCGCGACTTACTCACCGAGTCAATCGAGCCCACTGCTGAGTTTCGTATTCTTGATCATAGGAACTACAGATGGTCCAACAATAACGGGTTGCTATTGAATGAAAACGAAGCGCCTGGACAGCTCATTAGAGGCATCAACATAGTTCGTACTATGTATAATCGACCGTCTGTTCCGATCTCACTATTAACCCTTCCAGGGACCGTAAACTCCGCACCGTACACGTCGTCATTACTGGGTCTAACCTTCGCAGCCGAAACACTGCTGTTCGGTATCCAGCCGATCACTAGGAGCATTAAGCTTAGTGGCAGCACGGGTTATAACGTCACTATGAGGTTGTCCTATAAGGAGTCGACTTGGAATAAGTTCTGGAATCAAAAGACGCTGTCGTACCAGCCAATCTATGAGTACGGCGGCGCAATCGTTAAGCCTTACACACCATCATCCTTCGCGGACTTCTTATTCTAATGTACAAGACCGGCGATAAGATCCAAAAAGAGCACATGAACGCGCTCGTCTCATTGCTTGGCGACGGGTTTATGGGTCAAGGCTTTGCGTCGTCTAGTGGTGACATCTTACAGAAGACTAAGCCAAACTCAACAGACGATATAGTGATCATTCCTGGTCAGGCAATGCCTCGATACTCAGCATACGTAGTCACTAACAACAACGGGCTGGACCCGTTCGCGTACGACGCTGACACTAAGAAGCCTTTGATGAAAGTCACGCGACTAGACGTGCAAAGCAGCGGTGACGCGCTGATGGTCACGAACGGCGATGTGGCAATTACGGCCGGTCAACGAGGTTATGGCCGGATCCTACGAGAAGGCGAATTCGCTTGGTTGCAGGCTGATGAGAACTGCACAGGCCCATGTGGCATCGACCCGTCAACCGGTAAGCTAAAGCAAGGTTGGCCCGGCTTTATCTCTGGCGGCTTCGCTACCATTGATGGGATGCTGTGCTCATATGTCACCAGGTATCGAAGCCTGCTCATCGGGAAAGCTGTATCTGGCGGTGGCGGTCAATGGTCGCGCGTTAACGTAACTCTCTACAAGACGAATGTTAACATAGGCCCGCTTCCCGCAGGACTAGGTGTCCCGCCACTAACCGCTGCCATCATACCGTCTATAAATCTTGCGCCTAGCGCAGTGCGTGTTGGTGGCACCTGTCTTTTGATCCCGAATAACGGTCTTTACTTTTGTGTTGAGGTTTGCTAATGCCGTTAGGTAAGTGCTGTTGCTGGTGCGAGTATGAAGACTGTCCACGTATATGCGTCGGCAACAACCCATGCACGACACGTCTTGTGATCTCGGGTAATCACCCGGCTGACTTGATCTACCCCATATCTTATTCATCAGACCTTGGAGGTCTCGGGCCGTTTCCACCGGGCTGCGGCTTATTTGGAGAGGCGGACGTGAGCCGCGAAGTATCTAGCGGGCACACTCAATTAAAGACTTGGACCGCTGGCATTCGCTATTGGGACAGCGTTAACCGAACTCATTACACATGCTGCGGGTTTGATCCTCAGTACGAGGTTGTGTTTAACACTGAGAGCGGCTCAGGTGTGCACGTCACAGGTACGTGCTCACGCGCTGACTTACGATACGGCTCGCTTTCTGTGTTATTAAGACGAGACCGCATCATAGTGTACGGTGAGCCTCAATGCGTAGTTCGAGCAGACGTGTGCTTAAGAATCAAGAGGCTCGTCTATACGAACTATAAGACCTGCAAGTACGACACCATAACTAAGACCTACAACTCGTTGCCTGCAGACTGCGGTCTCATGGGCCTTTATCCGCCTGGGACTTATAATGGCGTCTGTTCATACTGCTACGACTCATCAACTGGGTTATCTTCGTCATACGCCAACCCAGGCGATATCTCGCAAGCCCCATATTCGTACCCAAGCTGTACTGCGTTAACTGACGCACAATGGGGTACCGACCCTAATGTTGAAGAGTTCTGGCTATGTCGGCGTAAGTACTTTACGTTGTCATCAATCGTATGCGGCCCTGTTTCGTTAATGCTTGGGCCTGAGGACAACCAAGCCTCAGGTCCTCCGATCTTAATGTATGAGCAGGACCCTGAGCCACAAACGGTGCAGTGTGGTCCGGGTTCGTTCGAGGATTGCCCTAGGAACGTACCTCGGACAACGGTGTACGGTACGTGGAACTCGGTCTTTCAGCCTATTGGTAGCATAACGCATACGCCACCATCCTGCAGTCTTAGCCCGCCTACTGGGTTAGGCTTGCGCATCAGCTGCGGGCCGCGCTTCAGTGAATCGAGTCGGAACCAAGGGTGGGCGCGTACTGGTGGATGGACTGGAGACCCTAAACTCTTAGCAGAGGTTGAAGATACATGGACCTTACACCTGGACTGTTCACACTTAGGCGCTTAGGCGAAGAAGTTGCGAAGTCAAGACCTGTTGCAGTTGCGCTGCCAGATGGTAACGGGCCTAAAGCCTGGCGAGCGCTACACACGAAACGACGCCCAACGCTTGAATGGCTTGAGAGCATATGGGAACCAATGATACCCGAGACCTGCAACTGCGGGAAGAACTACCAGTCATATAAGTTAGAGAACCCGCCTAACTTCAACGATGACTTCACCTGGGGTTGGAGGTTACACAACTTCGTGAACTGCAAGCTCGGACGAAAACACTACAACTACTTTGAAGCGTTGCAGCACTGGCGACCCGACCTGCTGCCAAGCAATCGGCGCGTGCAGCGTGACGTGACGATCGTGACGTCTTTTTACGGCAAGAACATCGACAGGCAGCTTAAGTGTTTACGAACTTGGTTCGCTAATGGTTTCACTGTCGTGTCAGTGAACCTCGAACACGAAATCGATGCGCTTAAAGACGTCTTCCCTGTTACGTTTCAAGTTGGGCAACCTACGCTTTTGTATGATAGGCTCGTACCTAAGGTGTCGAGTCTTATACACGCTAAAGTCAACACGCACTCGAAGCTGATTCTTAATTCTGACATCGAGATGCTACACGACTGCAGCACCTTCTTATCACAGGCGCCAGCGATCGGTATTCGTAGGAACTACTTCGACACGCCGATGGATGACGACATTGAGAAATGGGGTATGGATGCATTCTTATTAACGAATGAGCTATGCGACACAATCCCGAACTTGGACTTTGGCATTGGTCAACCTATGTGGGACTACTGGGTGCCTTGGCATTTTGAAAAGTTGGGCGTAAAACTCAACTGGTTTGCTGACCCGCTCTTCTTTCATAAGAAGCATGACATCCAGTGGGATAACTCTGCGCTTGCGATAGGGTGTCAGTTGATTGAAGACCACTATCGCGCTGGAGAAGATTGGGAGCTTTGGCGCTTCAATCGACCGTACCATGATGCGTTACAGAAGAAAGTTGTATTGGAACGCAGATATGGTCAAAAAGTATAAGATGCCCTATAACGCATCCTATAATGGTACGACAACTATATCGACCGTACTAGTGAAAGTGCACTATAGAGCGTACCAGGAACCCAGTTTTTCAATAATTGACTGGTTCGCTATTGGAACTAGCATCCAACCAACTTTTCTCGCTATATCCAACCCCAACTCGAATAGGCACCCGTAAGTTTATGCTTGGGCGCTCTAAGATGCGAGCGATGTCCTTTCTGGCTTCTTCTGTGTACTGTTCTTTAGGCATTGTGATGATGATCTCATCATGGACGCTGCCAATGACTTCGTAACCGGCGAGCATTAACGCGACTAATCTTTCTTTCATAAGATCAGCCGCAGACGACTGGTTGGCAGTATTAAACGCTTTACGCGCGTGATCTGCAGGTAGGTGTCGACGCCTGCCGTACAGGTTACGAACATACCCGCGTTGACGGCACAAGCTCTCAGCTTCGCGAGACGTTCTCTTCAAACCTGGCAGCTTTGCGTGATAGGTGTTATAGATGTCGTTTCCTCGAGCCTCAGCTAAGCGCTTGAACTCATGAGTGTCGTTAGTCTTAATGCTCTCAACAACATCAGGGTCAACGCTTAACGCGCTGATTAACTTCGCTTTCCCGCCACCATAGCCCATCAAGAAGTTAACCGTCTTTGCAGGCTTACGCTTAATGCCGCACAGGTCTGCAACCCATTGATGATAGTCTTGATCTGGGTTCTTATGATAAGCTTCGATGGCATCAGGGTCTTTGATGTAGTGAACGATCGTGCGGTACTCGATTTGAGAATAGTCACATGACAACAAAATGTGACCCTCGCGTGGTACGATCAAGTCTTTAGCCTCAGGCATCAGCTGTTGCATGTTAGGTTTCATACAGCTCATACGCCCAGTACGAACACTAGCGTTATAAGACGGATGCAAAACGCCGTCTATGTGCAATGAAAGATAAGTAGTTAAGAATACGCTGTTAAACGTCGATAGCCGGCGGTACTCTAAGATAAGCTTTAAGATGTCAATCGGCGCATTTGGGTACGACAGATACGACCTAAGCGCATGCTTATCGAAAGATGGTGCCCCGGAGTCGGTGTAGGCGATGACCGGCAGCCCGTGTGCATTGCAGATCACGTCAAAACAGTCAGCATCAGACGTCGGTCGGATCGGGTAACCGAGCAAAACCTCAAGTTCGCCATCAATCTCAAACAACCTATGAAGAGTCTTAAGCTGAGTCAGCTCAGTGTTCTTTATGTCGATGTTCATACCCGATCTTTCGATATGATACAGGCATTTAGTGATTTTGTTCTCAAGGTCACAAACAAACGCACAATCCTCAGGCATCTGTTCGATTAAGTACCTGTGCAAATTGCGCGTAACGAACACATCGTCAGTGGCATAAGCCGCCATGATGTCAGCTGGTATCCAGCCGAAGTCTTTGTTGTTCTTAAGATACGGCTTCATCACCTTTTCATGATGGCTAATGTCGTGCTTAAGCCAGTCCTTTGAGACGTGATCAAGGCCGTATCGCATGCGGTCAGAGTTCAAGATCTTACAGTGAGCTAACGTGTCGATCACATTGCACTTCACTTCAACCCCAAGATTATTACTGAAGACGTGCATGTCATATTTGACGTTGTGATTGACCCAGACCTCGCAGCTGTTCACAACCTCTTCAAGCCACCTATAAACTGCCTCCCATGGAAGGTTCCCACCATGATGATGGCAGACTGGCACGTACCAGGCGTCTTCATGATCGTCTGCCGTCACTGCAATGCCAGCTATGTAGCAGTTGTGCCACACGTTAAGAGCGTCGAGTTCAGTGTTGCCGCTCGTTGTCTCAAAGTCAAGATACAGGTGCCTACTGTTCTGCAAACATGGCAGATCGTCGAGCGTCGTACACAGTCTTCCGCCGTTCAATAACTTCATAGTGATCTCCGATTAAATGAAACTTCATAGTGTCACCGACTCTATATGGTTGAAGACATAGGACGTCGGTTATGTTTGTCGTGTTAAGAATAAGACCTGCGCACAATGAGCAAGGTGAGACGGTCGTTAGCATGTAACACGGCGTTATCTTGTCACTAAGCTTTAATAATGCATTCATCTCAGCGTGTATACAGCCACATTCACCAGCTTCTCCAGTGCAAGATGCGTTGTCGCGGCTACTCGCAGGCCCATTATAGCCAAAAGCTAAGATGTCGCGAAACCCATGATCAACGATGACGGCCCCAACCTGCAATCTCTTACAGGTTGAGAGTTGCGCGATGTCTTTAGCGAATCGAAGCATCACTTCGAGTTTCGCATGATATCGGACCATTCTTCGATCCATTTAAGTCTCCTAGTGTAAGACTCAGCGATCTTGTCAACTGTGACATCGAGTATGTCAGGCTGATCAGACGTTAAGTGAATACGGTAATCGCCATAGGCCTTTAAGCCGTTCTCAAACACATCGTTAACAGCGATGACGTCTTCGACGTTAAAGAGCTCACGCTTAGCATCGTACCGGCTGCCAATCACTGTTGGATCAGCCGTGATAAGAACCACAAATGCTTTACACTTCAAAAGAAGCGTGGCATGCAATACGCGGAGGTCGCGAATCTTGCAGTTACGCTTTAATGTCGATGAGTATGCCATCTCACTAAGGTGATAGCGATCACGAACAGCTTTTGGAGAAGCCAAGTTAACGTAGTCTTCATCATACCATAAGTCAGGCAATGGACCAAGGTGCTGGTACACCATACTCAACTTCTTAGCCAGCTTATGCGCCAGCGTTGTCTTGCCGACGCAATCTGTGCCTTCGATTATAAGCATCTTCTAAAACCTCCGATTCAATGGGAACATCAAGAACGCACTGTAGTAACGAACGAATTGTGGAGTCGGTAATATGAGAAAGATCATCACGTTTGTGAAAGAGACGATATCGAACTTCGTGCTGAGTAGCGAAAGAGATCTCGCAGTAATTCGACGGCGTACTAGGACCCCACACCTCGTCAGGGTCATCAGCTGAATAGCCTTCTTTAATGGCTTCTTTAGCTGCTTCATAGTTCTTGCCGTAGAGATGAAGGTCAGCCACTTGATGCTGATACCACCCAGGCTGAACACCAAGTACGCTTGCGACAAAGCGCTGGATTGAAGTGTTGACGAATACGTCGTAAGGCAAACCTAACCAGACGTCGTTTGATCGCATGTTTGCGATCATGCACAGCTTGTCTTCTAGGATCATGAAGTTGTAAGAGAGTGTACACGCACAGTCATTTGAGAACACGGCATTAGTCAGGTCGTTATCCGTGTATAGGGGAACGACTGCGCGGCGTGTGTTTGGGCTGCGCTTCAACAGATCGATGACGTACGGCAGCGTAGTTACTAGCTTAGGCCCATATGCACCTAGTACTTTGCCTTGATTAGAGAAGTTAATGTACTGAGGCGCGTAGTGCATTATCTGGTCCAATGCACCAGTTGGGTTGAAGTACCAAAAGAATTCACCGGCCGCGTAACGCGGGTCCAGTTTGCGTCGGCTATTCGTCAACCATGTTGCTTTGGTCGACGTTAAGCGTGCTACGTAGCCGTGTGTCGCCACTGTTTCGCCGATGCGACTTACGGACCGCTGACCACGGCTGAATAAGTTGTCCAGTGTGTGGGTCCACATTGAATCGATACTTTGGTAGTGTGTCATCTGTAAAGTCTCTCTGTAAGGTTTGAAGGTAAGAAGTTAAATTGAACACCTTTTCCGGTTTGCCATCAGCTTGAGATGTCTTCCAACCATCTTTGTACGACGCTTCCCAATCCTCGCCACCCCAAGCGTCATTATGATAATGAATCGCCTGCTCAGCGAGCCACTCGCCTACGCATGGGCAGACACCTTTAGCGATTTGTGCGACAGGGTCATCTCCGAGTGGAACAATCGGTAGTCCCATTATAGTTGATAACTCTTCATGTGTCAATCCACGGTTGTGCTCTGGGTGAATAAACCTGCCAGCTGAGGAAAAGATCGTTGGGCACGGACGCTGCCAGGACAACCTCTTCACGCAGTGCATGCTAAACGGCATTCCGCTGTTACGCATAAGCCAAGTGTCACGGTATCGCTCAGGCAAGTTGTCAGAGTCATACTCTGCCAGCATGTTAAGATCCCAACCATTAGGTAGCCTGGGCAGGCACTGCTTTTCAGACTCAGTCAACTTCGTCAAAGTCATGTCAGACTGATCACGCATGTGCCAAATCGCGTCGTACAGCGTTGGAGCGTAATCAGGAAGCTTCATCGGGGCGATGTTGAAGTTCTTTGACTTGTCGTAAGCAACGAAGAAGTATCGCTTACGATATTGAGCGTTGCCTAAGCTCGCAGCATTCACGAACAGATGCGCAACTCGATAGCCTTTAGCCACGACTTTCTCGACAAGCATGTCAATCAAAGGCCGACCGGTCGTGTATGCTTGTTGAACTGATTCCCATGCAAAGATAGGGTAGCGCTCAGTGCAGTAGTTCATAAACTCCCAGATGTCTCGAGTGCACGCAGCAAATGGCCCGTGAGTCTTCTCGTCATAGCCGGCAGTTACGGTGCTGAACCCTGTGCATCGAGGGTTACCGAACGCAAAGTCAGCAGTGACGTCTGGCCAATCTTCAGCCGGCGAGTTGTGAATGTTCACATTGCACATCGCCTTGGCCGTTGCAAGACCAAACCCATGAACCTCTAGGTGATCAGTGACGTCAGCGACTTGCTGAACACCATGAGAAAACCCGCCTGCGAATACGTGAATGCCAACAGCTTTCATAACAGCTTTTCCAAGTTAGGTGGTGTGTACCCAGTCTTATCGGAGCAACGCTGATCCGATGGCTTCTTTGTCATGTTGCTTTGGTGAACCTCTTCAAAAGCCTCTGCAAGAGGCAAGTTAAAGACGGCTGCAGTACCCAAAGTAACATACGAAAGATCAGCAAGACCATCCAAAGTATCTACCTTGTTGCAGGTCGCTAGCCCGCGAATCACCTCAGACAATTCTTCCATCATTAGGTGAACACGTAACCATCGAACGTCGTTGTGATTACGGTAAGTCGTAAGCGCGTCAATAGCCTCCAACTCTACCACTCTTGCGAGCATCACTAGGGCCTCATCTTTACTCTGAGGCCAGTCATGCTTAGGCGTAATACCCATGTGACTGTGGAAATCTTCCACTTGTTCAATTTGCTTTTTCAAAATTCGACTCCTTCTGGGATGTGATCAGGCCTATCTGGGATATCGTTCAGACCTTTTAAGAATGAGATGAAAGCTGAAGTCTTAACGTAGGCACGTTGCTTACGCTCTAAGGCATGCTTTCGAACGAGTACGCTTAATAAACCTTGTGCAGCCTGTCGATCCCAGGCGCACCAGTCTTGAATGTCTTGAAGTTCAATGTACATCCGCGACAGTAGGTTCTGTACAAAGTCTTTGGGGAACGGCGTTGTTATGATCGCTCGTCTTACGGTGTCAGGGTCACTCAGTTTACTTTGGACTTCGATTGATTGGGTCAAGTCAAGATAACCGAATGTACGACTCGAATACGTTTCATCTAAGAAGTCGTGAATGTACTGCACGTGACATGGTCGAACTAAGACGTCCTCGCCTTGATTTGAGAACGTGCGGATTGCAAGCGACGCTGCAAGGCGAGCAAGCTTGTACCTCATTGACCCGCGGTCTACGATAGGGATTGTGTCAGTGAACTTGGCGCTCATCTTGGCGCTTAACTCGAGCACTAAGTCAGTTGACTCTTTCTCAAAGATCACGTTTGAGGCTGTCCAGCCCCAAAGTATAAGCCGTCGGCAGTCCTCAGACGTGTAAACCGGCGTGTTCATGGGCAGCCGATCATTGATTAGGTCTTGAGACACGTCCCTTGCAGACACTAAGAGACATGCGTCAAACCGCCTAACGTCCTCAAGACTGCCAATGAGCTCCTTCACGGCGTCTATACCATAGCTGTAATGATCGATCGGTCTATCAGACCTTGGGTTAGAGAGCGCGATAAGCCGTGTACGGGCGTGAGTGCGTCGCTTCTCAATCTTTGGTATCTCAGCAACGCCGCTTGAGCGCATATCTGTTAGTTTACTAATGACCTCAACTGAGGTCCCTTTAAGTTCTTCAAGGATCACTAATCGCTTGTCGTGTGTTGGGATTACGCCCCAGCTAACGAACCATCGCGAACCCATCTGTTGAAGGCCGCCAAGTAAGCCAGCAACTGTCGCATTCTTACATTCGACTTTTTCACCAAGGCCGTAATGCCTTTGCAGGTTCATTGTGGTTTCAGTCTTGCCTTGGGCTGAATCACCTACGATAAGTACTTCAACCCAGCCTTTGATTTTCTTTTCATCGAAAGTAAGAAACAACGGCGAGTGGTAGGCAAGGTCGACTATCAAATGAATTGATCTACGGCCATATATACGGGTCACGTTACGCTCTAAATCGTCATATATAGCGTCCAACTTTTCTTTAAGACTACTATACGACCAATCCTTTGGCTGGAATTTAGAGAGCGTATCCAGGTCTTTTAATCGATACGAACTGAGCGCGTCTTGGCTAGTTCTGTACTTACTTATAAGCAAAGTTGATTGCTGCGTTTGCGGGTGCGGATACATTCTGCCAAGCATGTCATACGTCTCATTAAGATCAACGCCAGTACCTATGCAAATGGCCGGCTGCATCGACCTATCAATGGATCGGTTAGTGATCTCAAGTCTTGGGCTAATACGAACGTCTTCAACGTTATAGTAAGATGTCGCTTCGAACTCACAGACTTGACAGCGCTTAGGAATCTCTAGCTCCTCTTTAAGAGCTGGCAGCTGATTAGCTTTAGGCCTAGCTACCATCTCAAGTATGACTGGAGACTCTGAGCCGATCTTGTAATCATGGGACTCATCATTTAAGAACACTGGACAAACCGCACAATCTTCAATGTCACGCGTGCATTTTACTTTCACGCTAGATGGTATGACGTAAGGCGAAGTGTCAAGCGTAGAGACTGTGCATGTGATTAAGACGCGCTTACCAGCGCTTGTCGCATTGATCGCATTAACCAAGTCGACGCGCTTTGGCTTTTCCATTTCTTGATGCGCTTTCTTGGGCGCAACGAAGTCATTGGCGTTCTTGTAGACCGCAAGAAGGTCGCCTTTAGTGGCGACGAGGTCATTGATGTCGCCTTTAGGGAAGTGAGCTGGGTTGAGTGGCAGCAAAGCTGTGCGCACTTTAGTGACTCGTGATAGGTGCTTACAGGTGTTCGTCTGCGAGCGCTTACCTTCTTCGTCGATGTCATAGCATACGGTTGTTGGCTTATCTTTAAAGTGATTCGTTAACCTTGGGTCCCAGTTGCTTTCGCCCAAAGTAGACGTTACAACGCCGATCCCGTGCGGGTTCAGTATGCGAGCTGCAACGATTGCTTTGACCTCGCCGCCAACGACTAAGATCTCGTTAAAGCTTAACTGCTCAACTGGGAATAGTCGAACTTTGCCACGGCCCTTAAGGTTTCTGAACTTGTCTTTGCCTGGCGCACCCGGCAGATACAACCTAAGATTGACAAAGTAGCCGGCCTCGTTCTTGATTGGGATAGTGACTCGGCCGTCTTTAGTGCCTAGCCTGTACTTACGAACATCGTCGTCAGTGACGCCACGATCGTAGAGTTCCTGAAGTAAAGGCTTAGCCTTCCAAATGTCTGAATGGTAGTCTTCAATGACGTCAGCTTTAATCACACGATCCGTGTTTAAGTCGTATCGAGTGCTAAGTTCCTTTTTGACGTCAGCTCGGTTGCTCTTAAGAGCACCGGCTAAGAAGGTGATAACATCACCCTTCGCTCCACAACCTGCTGTACAGCAGCGGAATCGTTGCTTCTCTACGTTAATCGCACAGCTGGGTGATGAGTCGTTATGAAAAGGGCAGAGACAGCGGACTTCGCTGTCTCCAGCCCAGTTAAAACCCCAGCCGATGCGTTCAAGCTCGGCTATTACGTTTATCATTACAGCTCTGGGTTAATGGTTTGACCTTCAACAACGTCATCAAAGTCGTGATCGACTCGTAAAGACCGATCAGCGTGTGCCTTCTTGAGCTCTTGGTACTGGAACGACGTGTACTTGAACGTACTTTCGTCAACAAAAGCACCAACAGCTTCGGGTGGGTTCTCGACGTCGATGCCGTACCACTGACCCTTATCGTTTTCACGATAACGAGTGCGGAACGTGAACTTGCAACCGTACATCGGAGCCATGCGCATCTTGATGAGCGCTGCAAAGTTAGAGCCAGACCTGTGCTCCGACCGCGAGAAGGACATGATCGCTGGCAGCATGTTCAAACCTTCAGCGTGAATCAACACGATGAAGTTCAAATGCTCAACGTATCGCATCATCTTCTCAGGCATCTCAGGGCAAGGTTCAAGTCGACGCTTCGAGTCACGGGCCTTGACCGCGATCATATGACTCGAGTCAAACGACGACTCCCTGATCATTGGGAGTGTGCCTTTCGACTCAAGCGGATTCCAGAGACAGTACTCGGGGAAAAAGAACAGCGGCGTGAAGATGACGGCGTCGCTCTCATTCTTGGGTCTGTTCTTTTCATCGACTTGAAGACCAGTGACGCGGATCATCTGCGGTACTAAGACAGCGTCTCCAGGGGAGAACTTGTCTTTGTATTCGCCGCGGGATACGGGTTGAACGATCTTGATACGCGGTGGGACAATGAACTGTCCCATGTCTTCAGTCCCAGTGTCAGTCAAGGCTGGCTTCAAGTAATCTGGGAGATTGTCATTCGTAACGATGAGCTTGCTCATTCAGTGATACCTTTCTTTGGTCTTATTGTGACCCCGTATACGGGGTAAGTTTTGGAGGGGTCAACACCCGCTGGGAGTGGACGCCCTGAAGTCAAAAGTTCAGTCACATGCTCAACGAGCCCAGGCCAATGAGGCCTGACTGCGTCAGCCTGTTGTAACTCTTGGTTAATGCCCAAGTAATTCATCAAGTCTGCATATTCGTCAGTTCCTTTCTTTGGGATTTGCGCAGCCATACGAATGCGCGGTGTGATGGTACAGTAAGTAGTGCGAATAGGTTCGGCGTCAGAACGCTGAGCCCATAACATACAAAGTAAGCGGTCTGCAAGGTCGCTTGTGCCTCGGGTCTTCTTCTCGATCTTATCGAAAATCTCAGTCACCTTACTAAGCGTGTAAGACATGTCTGCAAGCTCAGTCAGATCAGCTTCAGCATGTAAGTCTTTGATGAACTGATCGTGGCGTTCAGTCCATTCAGAGATCGTTCTCATTGCGAAGTTGAAGTACTCTTTGTTGCGCTCGTTCATCTCCAATAACCCTCATGACATAACGTTGATCTGCTGCGTGGAAGAATAGCATCTTCACCCAGCCGTAATCTTGACACAAAAATGATGACGACAAGACCATCGGGACAGACGTGCCGATGCATAGGAAGTAGTCTTTGCGGTTATCAAACCCTAAGGCTCGAATGCGCTTTTTAAACTCCTCTCTAAAGCGGCCATGATCAAAGATCGATGGCCTTGTCGTCGGGAACACTACAGTTAACTGACCATAACGCAAAGCGTCGGTCACATCGTAATCAGTTTGGCTTAGGATAAATACGCGGCTCATATTTGTGCAACCAGTGAGGTTCTAATATCGTTAAGAATGTCTTTGATGTCAAGAGTTGACGCGGCATCGAGTCGCTTCTTAGCAACGCGGGTTGCAATGACAGTGTCGATCGTGTTAGGTACGACAACTTCAGTGACTCGCACTGGAGCTCTTGTGCCTCGACGATGAGCGCGGTCTTCGCTTTGTTCGCGAAGTATAGCTGACCAGTTTTGCGATACGTAGATCACGTGCGTGCAGTTTGTTTGCAAGCGATCTGGGTCATTAGGCGGATAGCCTAGTAGGTTCAATCCAGTGCCACCGGCTTGTGGATTGCCAATGAACCAACGGCAACTAGGATCCTCGTTGAAGCGACGCTCAGCCTCGATACGTTCGTCGAAACTTGAGGCGCCGTAGAATACTACAGGCTTTTCGCCAAGTGCTTCTAGCTGTGTTTTGATAGCTTCAATGTCCTCAACCCAGTTTGACCAAATGATCGTCTTGTCGTTTGGTCCTTTATCTTCAACTAACGAGGCAATGTAATCAGCCTTTATGTTAGTGCTAAACGGGATCACACGACGTTGTGATACGACGGCGCCGTTCTCGTCTATGACTGGCGGGATCACTCGGTACGAAGATGTGATCTGACTAAGACGAAGCAGCTGTGTCAAGATGTTATTGACTGCAACCGCTTCGTTATCAGTTGACTCCAAGGTGTTTTCGATCTCTATGACAAGCTCGTCTCGAAGCTTAGTGTAGGCTTCAGCTTGATCAGGCTCCATCTCTACTTCAGCAACATCATAGAGCTTGTCTGGCAGGTAAGGCAGTGCCTCCTCTTTCGAGATAATGAACGAGTATCTTGCAAGCTTATCCTTAAGGATCGGTAAGTTCTGGGCTGCTTCGAATGAGTCGCCGTGCTGTGCGCTTCGATACTTACCAAAGTACTTGCGAAAACTATCGAATGATCGAAAGCCACTCGTGCCTGGGCCCATGAACTCGAATAGAGTGAACAGATCGTTGACGTTGTTTGCGATAGGTGTGCCCGTGAGAACGAGGCGCTTTGCGGCATTACGACCAAGCTTTTGAGCGTATGAGTTACGCTTAGTGGTGTGTGCTTTGATGTAATGAGCCTCGTCAAGAATGGCGTAGTCGAACTCGATCGCCTGTAACGCATCCCAAGACTGCTGTAGAGTCTCATAATTGCAGATGATGACAGATATCGGTGCAGTCGACTTGATCGCATTTATGATCTGCACTAGGCGTGTAACTTGGCCGCCACGTAAGATGTGAGTTTCACAATCTCGAGTCGCGAACTTGTTAAACTCTGACACCCAGTTGACGCGGACGTTAGGCGGGCAAACGACGATGGCTCTGTACTTAGGCTTGTTACGACGACCGGCATCATTGCAGATTGCAGCAATTGCAACAGCCGTCTTGCCAGTGCCTTGCTTCATAAACAACCCATAGCCTGGGAGCTTAAGAGCATTGACGAGACCCACCCGTTGGTACGGCGAGAGGCTGCCAAAGTTGATGTCGCTGTCGTCTGGCACATGGCCTTCTAGCTTAAAGCGTGCAACGCAGTCAGCCGTGTTACGCGATTCCAACAACACAGCCTGCCAGTAGTCAAAGACTATGGCCGCATCATCGTCGAACTCAACAGTGTTGCCGCTCTCGCGGTACTTTGAGATGCGCTCAACAGATACGTCGCTAGCAGCTACGCGGATGTAGCCGTCATCAAGACGCTTAAGATCAGGCATCGTCTGCCATTCGGGACGAAGGCCGTAGTATACGATGCGTCGGCCGTCTTCTTGGCCTATGAACTCGCGAAGATGAAAGAACGAGCCATCTTCGCTTAACGAAACGTGTAAAATGTACATTGGGTTATCTCCTGCAATGCTAATACCTTGGTTGATGCAAGTAGTCTTCGATGCACCAGAGCACTGTCCCTGCGGAACAGTTGAAATGCTTGGCGACTATGTCGGCAGCCTCATTATAACAACTTTCATACATGGTGTCAACAGGTAATGAGAACGCGACGCCGTATGCAGAGCACATCGAGTGTTCCATCTCGATGGAAGTCTGTAAGATGCCGTATGATGGTAAGCGCTTAAGTACGCGGAAGGCGACGCGTGCTATGAGTTTACTGTTGGGTGTCACGTGTTAGGTCCTTGATTAAGAGGTTGAGTTGTCGGAGTTGCTTGCGGAGGTCTTTTTTCTCTTCGGGTAGGCCCATGTGTAGGGCTTCCCAGAGCACATGCCCTTCTTCTTTGAGTTCAGAGACGACTTCCTTAGCGAGCAAGAGTATCTCTTCGTTAGTGAATCCTCGGATGTCTCGCTGGTCATCATCGGACCAGAGCTGCATCTTGTAGTGCAGCTCTTCAATGCTTAGCGCTCTATCGATCATCGTGTCTTTCCAGTGTAGTACGCTACAACAGATTCGCCTAGCTTACGAGCGCGTTCTTCGGTAGGTGCCCAGCCGAACTCGTTGACAATGCCAAAGGTGTCAGTCACAGTCCAGCACCATGAAGGTTCAGCAGTCTCTTCGTAATCAACAGTCAGCTTATACTTGGTTGGGACGTGTCGCTGCGGAACAGCGTCGACAGTGTGCAGCCAGCGGGCTGCTTCGTAAACAGTCTTACGTGAGTTTGTCGATCGGTAATCCCAGATGACCTGTGCGAGTGTCTTACGATCGAGTTGATGGCTGTTCTGGGGTCCAGACCGCCAGGCTTCACTACGAATCTTTGGCCAAAGTTCTTGCCAACGCATTGTGTTATCTCCAAGTAAGTGAACGGACTCATCAGTGGCAGCACAACTGCCAGACCGCCGCAGCGGTTTCGTCCTAGAACGGTGGGTCGTCTGACTCGGGTTTGACTACGGCGAGTTTTTGTGGCAGCCACTTCTTAAACTTGATTGTCTCCCACTTCTTATACCTTTCGATGTAGTTAGCCGGACCACGAACCTCAGAGATGTAAGTGTGTGGGCTATGAAGTTCAATGTACTGCTTAGCAG